TTTCGCTGATGGTAACCCGGTAGGCGTAGTTTCTATCAATACAGATACTAGCTTCGCTCCCGGAGATGTCATAGTGGTTGATTCGGTACAGATGTTTGGTATCGAGAATCCAACGTTTACTCTTACTGGGGAGAAAATTTAATGGCTACCGTAAACGCATTAGGCGGTGAACTAGGGTTAGGGATCTCCAACCTGAACCTTATCAATCAACTCGGTAAGACCTCAACATGGGGTACGGGTTGGTCTGCACAGCTCGAAGACAACATCTCGTTTATCAATGGGAATGAGGCTTGGTTCGGAACATCTTCCGGCACAACATCTTATGAGTTTGTTGGTCAAAATATACCAGCAGGTCCAGTACCTACCGGGGTAGAGTATGAGGTAAATTTGTTAAGTTACTTTGCCTACGATCATATAAGTGGAGGTCGAGTATTCTGGGAACTGAAATCTGGCACCAACTCATCATTTGAACACATCAGATGTGAGGGTATAAATTCTGTTGTTGGTGAAGTATTCAGATTCACTACTGACTCTGGAGCGTTTGTTACCACAGTCACGGACGTACAAGTTCTGCTCGGTGAACCTATGCTTTGGACGATCAGAGCTAAGAACATCGGTGGGAATCAGGCAAGGTATGAAGTCTACCTCAACGGTGTACAACTCCTCGGCGCAGAAGGAAACGCTAGTGGTCTCTTAAACGACACAGAAACTCTTGCTTCTGATTCTCAAGACTTCCTCGAAGTATTCGGAGGAGGTACAACAACCGGAGGAAGGTCTCGTCATCGAACCAGAGGTTTGCTTTGGAAAGATGCTTGGACTACAGCAAACGACGTACCTCCTGCATTGCCATATGTATACGATGCCGAGTTCTTGAGCTTCAATGACGCACAAAGTGCGTTTACTGAGTTCGGAGGAGCTGCCGGTCCTATAGAAGCAATGGGTGACTTGTCAGCAAACACTGGTCTCGCCAGTTCAACGCCGGGGACTTCAGCTTTGTTCCGATTAGCTGCACCGTCCGGTCTGGAGAATGAAACGTTGGCCGAAGGTTTTATCTCAACGTTACAGAGTCGGGTTGGTACTGATCCAGTGTCGAACCGCATCGCGATGATAAGGGAGTCAGACTTTTCCGCATTGTCTTCTGAAGACATACCATTAACCGTAGTATCTCCAAGTGTTCAGGTAGTGAATCATATCTTCACACCCTCGGCATCAGCTAACCTCGATGATCTAACACTACAGGTTACGAATGACCGAGACGGNTTGCTAAACTAATGTCTTCTGAGATTAGAGAAGTACATAGCACCCTCACTGTTGAGAATGTGGAACCTGCTGGTTCAAGGTTAAGAGAAGTACACGGTACTCTCATATCCGAGAACGTAGTACCAGCAGGTTCTCGCGTTCGTGATGTTCATGCCTCTCTAGTGTCTGAGAACGTAGTACCAGCAGGTACAAGAGTGCGAGATGTTCATGCAACTCTGGTTGCTGAACTCACAGCAGTACAATGGGGATTCGTTGAGTCTACCAGACCGCTTGCAGTACAAGCAATCATATTTTAACGAGGAGGGTGTATGGCCGAATTGACAAGACAAGAACAGTTACGTCAAGTTGTCTGTGATGACATTTGGGCATACGCACAGTACGTACTTCCTCACTACGCTTTTGGTGATATACACAGAGATGTGTTACGTGACATGGGTGACTCTTCGAGGGAAACAGGGGAAGGTGCTTCTAACCTTCTTGCACTGATACCGCGAGATCACCTCAAGTCAGTGATGGCCGGAGTTTATGCGACTTGGAAAGTTGCTCGAAACCCGGCCTACACCATTCTTTACATGACCGCCGATGAGGATCTCGGAAGACTTCAGATGGCTTTCATGAAGAGTATCTTCGAAGGAGAACGATTCAGATACTTGTTCCCTGACCACTTCGACCCGGAAGCGGGAAAGCGCGAGAAGTGGACCGGACTGGCTATCTCTTCAACGCATCCCCTTCGCAAAGAGAAGAACGTTCGAGATGAAACCATTGTCTGCAAAACGGTCAAGGCCGGTAAGACAGGACGCCATCCGAATGAAATCATCTATGATGATCTTGTTGTACCCGAGAATGCTTATTCCGAACTTGGCAGATCCGAGGTAAGGAAAGCAGCTTCACAAGCAGCTTCGCTTATTTCAAGTGGTGGTACTGGTGGTATGATGACAGCGGTAGGAACAACCTACCATCTATCTGACCAGTACGCGCTCTGGAAATCAGCTAAGTATGAGGTATACGACGATGAAGGAAATTGGGTTGCAAACAGACCTTTTTGGAAAGTCATTGAACATAAAGTTGAAAATGCTGGAGACGGTAGTGGCGATTACTTATGGCCGCGACAGATCACCACTTCCGGTGAATGGTATGGGTTTAACCGACAAGCACTCGCCCGTAAGAAAGCCGAGTACGAACTTAACGGTGAACTGACTCAGTTCCATGCACAGTATTACATGGAGCCGAATGATCCCGGTAGTCATCGTGTCAGTGCTGACCAATTCGTGTACGGAGACCGAAAGTACCTAGAGTACCACGATGGTGTCTGGTTCTACTCAGGTAGAAGACTCAACATTATGGCAGCGATGGATACAGCTATCACGGATGCTGCCAGTGAGAAAGCAATCAAAGCGGATTACACGATCAGTTCCAGACTGACAAGCGAAAGGTTTACTACGAGCACTTGATTTCTCTATGGAAAGTTTGGGAGTTCCAACGAGTCTACATTGAGATGGAACAGGCCGGTAAGGTCATTGCCGAAGGAATCAAGGAACAAGTCCGTAAAGACGGATACAATTTAGTTGTTGATGGTAACAACGCACCAAGGGGTATTGCGAAGCACGAACGACATGCTTCAATCACTATTCCTAAATACGAAAACGGTAGTGTGTATCACTTCAAAGGAGGTTACACTGCTGAACTGGAAGAGCAGGTCACTAAACCTCGTCCAGCACACGATGATCTTCTGGATTGTGTGACAATGGGTATTCAAGAGATAAAGAAGCCTCAGAAGAGAGGTAACTTTTTCAGAAAGGATTACGTTAGTGTGATCCCAGCATCAGGTCGATTTGGCGGGAGGCGTAGAGCATGAGTGTAGTATCAAGGGGTACAGGGGAAGTCTTGGATGCGCATATCGCTGATATTCGAGATGAGTATGATTGGTTCGCCGAGTATGTCGGCAACATGTGGGAAGCTCTCACAAGCACTCCCGAGTGGTATGAGCGAGCAAGACAGACAGCCGAAGTTCGAGAGTACATCTACGCGGTAGACACACAATCAACTTCCAACTCAGCCAACCCTCACAGCCACCAGACTACCAGACCAAAGCTCTGTCAGATATCTGATAACCTCAAGTCTCAGTACATTGAAACGTTGCTTCCTCACACAGATACGTTTGAGTTTGAAGCCGACGATGAAGACGCGAAGACGTTGGAGACTAAGTACCTCATTGAGGGTTATATCCGAAGTCGTCACCGTCTCTACAAGCACAGGGTTGTTATTCAAGAGTGCATTGATGATTACGTAGAAGATGGCAATGCGTTCTTGCAGACCACCTACGAGTCACGAACAGTTCGCAAGACTAGGGACGGCGCTCCGGTCAAAGGTTACATCGGACCTCGCTCGTTCCGAATTGATCCGTTCCGTATCGCGTTCAACACGGCTGCTGCTTCATTCGATGAAGCTCCGAAGATTGTCCAGTCCCTGAAGACGGTTGGTGACATCGCCAAGGACATCGAGAACGAGAAGCTCCCGGAAGACTATCGCGAGATACTCCGAAAGGCTATGGAGTTCCGGCACTATGTTGGTCGAAACTCTCACTTGTTTGAAGAGGCTTGGCTTCAGAACCCGATGCATGGTTGGAACACGTACCACCAGTATTGGACCGGACAGCATGTAGAGATCCTCACGTTCTACGGATCAGTGTTTGACACTCGAACCAACACGATGCACCTCAACAAAGAGATTGCAGTGATTGATCGGAAGTGGACTCTCCTGATGGAGGACATCGACACATGGGATGGCAACCCACTCATCCGTCACGTTGGTTGGCGCAAGAGGCCCAACAGTCTCATGGGGATGTCACCTCTCGCTAATCTGGTTGGTATGCAATACTACATCAACCACATTGAGAACGCCAAGGCTGACGCTTTGGACAGAATGATTATACAAGACCGTGTTATGGCTGGAATTGATGACATCATCCAGAACCCAGACGGGTCTACCGATTACTTGATCCACGATGGAGGTAGCGTTAATAACCTTTCTCCTGATACTACCATCCTCACTGCTGATAACAAGATCGAACGAACCGAGCAGATGATGGAAGAGTATGCAGGCGTACCTCCTGAAGCGTTCGGGCTTAAGACCCCGGGCGAACAGACTAAGTTTGAGGTATCCGAGAGATTGTCGCGAGGCGCTCTCTTGTTTATGAACAAGGCTCGTCAGTTTGAAGACTTGCTCATGTTACCTGCCGTCAACGATGAACTAGAGTTGGCTGCAAAACGATTAGATACAAATTTGAACGTCCTCGTCTCACGTCCCGAAGGTGATGTATTCGAGGAGATCAATGCTGATGTGTTGAAGCGTAAAGGAAGTCTGATACCGACCGGTGCTCAGTCTTCACAGTTAAAAGCTCGTTACGCTCAGGATCTTTCGGGATTCATGAACACGATGCAAATAGACCCACAAGTGGCTCTTCACTTTCCCGCTAAGGGTATCGCGATGGCATGGAATAACGTCCTGACCGGAGGCCGTCGCACAGGTTTGTTTAAGGAATACGGAAGGGTTACCGAAGAGGTAGAACTCCAACAAGTCCAGCAAGCCGCACAGGAAGCTATCGCAGAGAACTCTGCTGTATCTTCTGCAACAACAGATGGACTCGCTCCATCACCTTTAGCGCCTATTGAGGGCGCAGCACCACAAGGTACTGACCAAGTAGCCTTACAATAGGAAAAGCAAATGTCTTTTGGATCGACCGATACCACAGAGAATACTACTCCAGCAGCCGACCCCGCTGCCACAAACACTCCAGCCGCTGACCAGCAGCCGGTAGTAGCTACCATCGAATACGGTGGGAAGCAACTCACTCCTGAAGAAGTTGTCAAGAAGCTGTCACACCAAGACCAGTTTATTGAAACTCTCAAGGGTGAGAAAGATGATGTTGCAAACAACGCCAACCAAGTTTTAAACAAGTTGGAAGAGATGCAAACTCAACTTGGGACCCAATCAGGTCTCGCGCAATTACTCGATCAGCTCAAGCCTGCTGCTCCTGCACCTTCCGAACCCGCAACACAACAGTTGCCCAGTACCGAAGAGTTGACAGAAACAGTACGTAAACAACTGAGAGCCGAGGATTTTGCAGCAAAGCAAAAGTCCAACATGGACTCTGCGATGCAAGCAGCACGAGCTGCTTACGGCGAAGGGTTTGCTGACAAGGTGTTGGCAATGGGTGCAGAAGCCGGTTACGATGTCGATGGCATTGATGACCTCGCTCAGAATCACCCCAAGGCATTTGCCAAGCTCTTCTTGCCGGAAGACAAGCCCGATGTTGATACTATCAACCAAACTGTCTCCACTGCTGGTGGCGGTGTTGGTACTCCCACGAAAGGTGATCGAGCAGACCCGACCTACAAGGCTTGGTCTGACATGAACACCAAACAAAAGGCTGATAGCGTTGCTGCTCGCATGCAAGCTATTGAGTCAAGAAACACACAAGGATAATAAATTATGTCTGCTGCTGGTCAAACCACTGCAATTAGTCGTGCGTTAACGCGACGTGAAGTATACAGTGACATCATTCTTGATGAACTGAAAGACGATTTCCTGCCCGAGGGCATGACTCGTGACATGACTGAATTCACTGATGGCTCGACTCTGTTCGTAGCGACAATGGGTGAAGTTGTTCTTAAGGAACTCGGTGAGGGCATCGAGACTCCAGTAACCAAGATTGACTCTGGTGAAATCACACTGCGAATCACTGAGCACGAAGGTACGGCTATCGCCATCACCGACGAAGTTCGTGAAGATGCAATGAAGATGCGCCAGTTGGACGCAATGGCTCCTACTAAGATGCTTCGAGCAATCAAAGAATCTTACGAGACCAAAATGCTCAACACTGGTGAAGTCGGACAGGTACAAGGCGATGCTAACGCAATCAATGGTTATGCTCACCGCTTCGTAGCTCCGGGTGCTGGTAACCGTATCGACGCGGCTACTTTCGCGTACGTCAAGTTGTCAATGCAGAAAGCTCTGACTCCTGATTCAGGCATCATCGGTATCATTGATCCAATTGATGAGTATTGTTGAAACAGGTTTTGCGAAGAACTACCGATTCATCCGTAACTTCTACGGTATTGATCTGTACGTTGCCAACCGCTTGCCTCGTATCACTTCTGAGACTATCAATGCTGCTGCTGATGGCGGTATTGCTCCAGAAGGTCAGACTTCTCCGGGTTCTGTCACTAACGGCCATGCTTGCGTATTCATGAACGTCACTGATGACGACCTGATGCCTTTCATGCATGCTTGGCGTCGAACTCCAGATGTTGAGTACGACCGTAACGTTAGCCTGCGTCAAGATGAGTACCACTTGTCTGCACGTTATGGCTTCGGTATCCAGCGTCCTCAGTCTCTGGTAACAGGTAGCCGGTCATTCGGTCGGCTACCCTACCTCCACAACAAAAGGAAAATATCATGAGTGCCAGTGGCATTATCATCACACAGAATAACGGCTCACAAGGTCGTACTACTATCGGTCCCAAGACGGTCGATAGCAGAGCACCAACGGGTACAGCCGATAACATGGTTGTACGGGAAGTGGAACTTCAGCTTGACGGAAACGTTTTCACTGAGCACACCACTGCCAACTTCGACGACGACACTCAATTCGCGTTCCCTGCCCACTCCCTCGTACTCGATGTGGTTGTTGCAGGCATCGCTGGTGTCACTGCTCTGAACGTAGGTTTGGAAGACAACCAAGGTAACTCTGTTCCTACTGCCCTGCTTGCAGCACAAGCGGTTGGTGAGAACGGTTGGGCTGTTGTGCCAAACCTGAACCTCGTATTGGATGACCACTCTCAGTTGATCTTTGACGGACTACTTCCTGATGAGTCAGCTACTGTACTTATCCGGTACATCGCGCCTCGTGCACGACAGATGGTTGATGGCGTACTTACAGTACACAACTAATCGTAATTATAGGTGGGGGAGCAATAAGGCTCCCCTTTTGTGCTTTAACCCCTCGGAGATTCCCAATGCCATTACAACGAACTCTCATTCAAGTTGTCCAATCCGTCTTAGGAGCTTTGGACTCCGATGCTGTCAACGAGATTGGTGAAACTAATGAATCTCAACAGATTGCCTTGCTCGCGAGTGAAACCTACTACGAGATGGCGACGTTCCAAGACATACCCCAATTTCAAAGGATAGACCAACTTATCGGACTCAATGATGACACACAGCCTACTGTGATGAGCATCCCGAAAGATGTAACAGATGTTGGCGTTATCCGATACCGTCATGTGGCACCACAGGGTCACATTACGATGGAAAGAGTTGAATACTGTGAGAAAGATCAATTTTTAGACATTCAGTTGGACCTGAATGTGGAACATGAAGATAAAATCGGTTATAATACTCTCCCGGGAAACATTAAGATACCGTACCGGAAGGATAGAGGTCCTACATTATGGACCACTTTTGATGATGGCTTGATCGTTTTTGATGCTGTGGATACCGTGTATGCAGCGGAGACAACACTGCACAACGACCACTCCCTCCTCATCTCGTACGCCGTACCTGAGTTTTTTATGGAAGATGATTTCGTTATCCCTCTTCCTCCACAGCTACATGCTCAATTCCTTGCACAGGTAAAAGCAGTAGCATCCTCCGAACAGAAGCAACTCCCTAATCCGAACCAAGAAGCTATCAGTCGTCGGACCCGACGCAGGAGCCAGCATTTAGCCGGTATCCGTGATGGCCTCAACAATGGTGAGGGTTTTAATGGGTTCGGTAAACCAGACCGAGGGTTTAACCGGGGTCGCTTCCGTCCGGGTCGTTCTACCCGTTCAGACCGTTAATCGGAAAATATTATGACCAGTAATACCGAAGCTAGAACTCGGGCCGACAAGCCCAAGGGACTACGTAAAGTGTCCGACGACTGGGGTCTTCTGACCTTTGTCAACCAAGCAGGTGGAAAGCCGCCAAAGCGTTTCCAAGGTAAGCATACACCGTCTATTCAATTGCAGAAAGACTTCGATGCTTACAATGCAAAAGTACAATCAGAAGTAGAAGACGACACCACAGAGGAAGAGTAACATGCCAGCACAGCCAGTGACAAGACGATATACTGCCGGGTCCCGAGGGATTATCACCGAAGGGAATGCACTGGCTGCTGTGGAAGACTCCACACTTGAAGAGTCAAACTACGAACGCCTCACGGATCTTACTGCCCGGAGGCGTCGTCCCATTCTTGAGGAGGAGGAAGACCGTTCCTCTTACCTCCCCATCGACTATGCAGCCGTTGCAGACTTCGGAACAGGAGTCTCCGGCTTTCAGCAATTAAACTCACGTCACACGTCAGTATTCATCTGGCACTCTCCCGCTCATCGCGAAGACATCTCGATCCTCGTGGAAGAGGTGGGCAACATTGTTCGCTTCTACCTCATCCGACACAACACTACGGAAGAGGATGGTTTCAACGAGTACATGCGAGAGTTCAAGTTCTCCGATGAACTCTGGTTGGAGTTGTGGGGACAGTCCGGGACCACTGAGGTCCTACCCGAAGAACGCCGACCTTGCACTTACGCCGAAGGAGATGGCTCACTGTACATCTTCAACAATGTTTCAGGTACTATCCGAATTGATCTGTCAGAGACACTCACTCGCGCAGTAGGTGGTTTGCAGTTCACACCGATTGGTACATGGATACGAGACTTTGTTGGAGCAGCGGAAGGAACCGACCCAGACTTCCGATTCAGAAGCACTGACCCTGAACTAGGGGGAGCCGGGATACTGTTCAACGGACAGCCAATCCCAGTGGATGATGTTGATGATCTGGTTGCGTTCAGTAGTGAGCTGGGAGATACTCGCGCTTACAACTTGACCAACACAGGTTGGCCGGAAGCCGACATCGTTGCTTTCCGAGACCAGTCCGAAGAGGACTACCGGGTATACAGTCAGTTTCGATTGAGAGGAAGTGTTCTCGATCCCGACAACAACCGCTACTTTGTAGTGAAGCAACGTAACGCCTATGAGTACCCGGCACTACAGGATAGGTACCTTGACGGTCGTACTATCAACGAAGACGGACAGGACGTATTCACTTTCGGTCAGTTGAATGAAGCACAACGACGAACCGGTGAACCCATCAAAGGTTCAAAGGTTGGGTCGAGTGACTACCATCCAGCAGGCAGCTTGCAACCTCTTCCGGTTGACATGATAAACTCACAGGAGGCAACAAACCCGAACGAGGTACTTGTCGCGTCAATCACTCCAGCCGGGTTGGTCGTCAACGTTCGTTACAACCGACCTCACATTCACAGTGTAGGCCGCGAGGATGACAACATTGCTATCTTCGTTCATCGCTTCACGTTTGTTGTGACAGTTCCTGATGAGAACGGTATCGCTGTTGATCGAGTAGGTGGATTCAGCGGTGTCGTTGAGGGTCGTAAGCTGACCGGGTTCCCGGGGAATGAAAGTCTCTTCCGAACCCAGTTTGTTCACAACGTCGGTAGTCTGCTTGGAGTTATACTTGCGACTCCTCAGAACCAGTCATCACCGATGACCAACACACAGCATCCCGGAACGTTCTGGGCGCACCCTGCTCCGACTCACTCTCCTCATCGTCTTCCAGACAACGGAGGGTTTTATGATTACCGGAGACAGAAGCGACCTACCTCTGGAGCTTTCTTTGCCAATCGCTTATGGCAGTTGGCTGATGAACATGATCGGATCTACTACAGCCAGATAGTGACCGGGGGGAACAACCGGGTACGTAGTCAAGACATCGTGCGAGAGTCTCTCTGCTATGCTGCTGCCTCACCTACCGATGGTGAAGACAGTCAAGTGGTTGCCACAGATGGCGGTTATATCTACCTGCCCAACTCTGGTACTCACATCGGAGCTACTGTCCTCGGACAAACTCTCTACGTGATGACTGACACAAGCATTTACGCAGTGAGGCCGGGAGGCGCTGGGTTCTTCTTACCAGATGACTTCAGTATCAGCAAAGTCATTGACGCGGAAGTGATAAGCCAAAAGGCTTGGATCAACACAGGTCTCGCGATTCACGTAGCGACCTCGCAGGGTATCCTGAAGATCACAGCCGAAGGTGTAGAGAACCTGACCATCCAATCCATCAAGTCTCTGTACCAAGAGCTGACTGGGGAGTTCGGTCGGGTTGAAGCAATGGCGTCTTGGAACCAAGAGGAGCAACTGGTACGCTGGGTGTTCTCTCCGAAGTTGTTCGGCATCACTGCGGACCCCAACGGACAGACATCGCAGGAAGACATTCGAGATACTCTGGATAACAACCAGACTACGATGCTCACTTACTCGGAAAGGTTCTCACACTGGTTCCGGTATGACTTGAGCAAAGGAGGTATCATCTCTGATGTCCTCATGTTACCTTACGCTTTCAGGAACGACACATACAACCGATTCCGTTACCTCGCAATCACGCGAAACGAAACAGGGTCGGCAAGTGCGGCATGGGCTTTGGAGACTGCGTTCGATGACCAAGGTGAAAGTGAGTGGATCGAAGGGACTGAGAAAGGGTTCCGTGACTACCGCGTTACCGGGTCGCCGACACAAGAGACGGTTCGAGCGTTTATGTTGACCAACCACCAGTTGTACGGAGACGGTCATTCATTCTCGCAGATCCATTACTTGATTGCACACAATCAGAACGTCACCTCTCACATGTTGGAGCAGGAGGACGGAACGTTCTTGCCTAACATTGATGGTTCTACTTTGTGTAGCGTTCAATGGGATTGGGCAGACAACAACGAGTTCTGGGGGAAGTTCTCTCCAGTACAAGAGACGTACAAATTCCGACGATCCTACTTCCCGACAGGGGGGAGTGCCACTGAAGAGGTCAACCGGGGAGAACCTATCCTCGTCCGTAAACTGAAGATCAGAGGCAGGGGCAGAGAGTTCAGAATCTTGTGGGAGTCACAGGATGAGAAAGACTCACATCTCGTCGGTTGGAATATCGTAGGGCTTATCTTACCCTCAGTATAAGGAGACAAACTATGCCACTTACAGCCGCACTAGCCGTATCCTCCGGCATCAGCCTTGTTGGATCATTGTTTGGTCGAAGCAAACGAAAGCGAGCTGCTAACCAAAGACGAGCAGCCAATGTGGAACAGCGACGACAAACGGCCATCTCGAATGAGTTGGCAAGACGTGTTGCTGTCACACAGCAGAGGCAACTTGCAGCGCGAGCAGAAGCGTCGGCCTTAGCGCGAGGAGCGCGAGGTTCCAACACTGCTGCCAACCTCGGATCACTCAATAGCCAAGTGTCTTCCAACATCGCAAGACAGCGACAACAGGAAGCCGCCGATGTTCGTATTTCAGACTTGTCTCAGTCAGCACAACGAAACGATGCGAGAGCACAGTTTACCGAAGGCTTGGCAAGTACATTCAGTAGTTTTGCTTCAGCCGCACTCGGACCCAAACCTGTAGTGGGAGCGTAAAAGGAAACCCATGAGCGAATTCAATAATACCATTGATGACTTCCAACCGATTGATGTACCGGCCACAGGGATACTTCAGCCACAAGCTGTCCCTGCTGTCATCGCCAATCGCCAAGAGAAGCTCAAGAAAGTAGATGAGTTGTTGGCATTGGATAACATTCCAAGTATCGACGACATCAGAACGAGTGACTACGCTCAAGTGGGTTCCGATATTGCGGGACAACCACTGACTCCAGACAGCGGAGAACCAGAGGTACTGACTTCTGCTATCCAGAACATCTTGCAATCTGACTTGGCTCCTGCTACCCGACTGGATCTCATCAATGAGGCCCGGACGCAGTTCGCACGAGACCAACGTATCGACCAGCAAGCTATCCTGAAGATGGCCGAAGCGGAGGCAGCGAAAGATGTCACGCGCTGGCAGGAAGGACGGCAAGCGTTCCTTGAGGGTGAGATCGGAGATGCCCTCAGTGTGAATGAGACGCTGGCGAAGGTGACCGAGGAAGTGGAAGCACTGAAGTCTGGTGGCCTCCTCAACACCGCACAGGACTTCGTATCCGCAGAGCTGTTGGGTTGGTTCATGAAGCCGGTCAACGGCAAGGCGTTCCTTGAGCAGATGTTCGATGTGGACGGCGATGTTTTCGACAATATCTCGAACGCCAACCTCTCGGAGCAGGCGACTTTCAATTGGAACCAGCTATCCCCAGAGGAGCAGATACGTCGGCTCGAAGCAGCTCCGGCCATCATCAAGCGGATTCAGGAAGCCGGTGGAGACAACGATTTTGACATCGACGCTATGCTCCAGATGCTTCAGGGAGTCACCGGTTCCACTGAGAACTACGAGGAACTGAGGAACGGTCAGATATTCGAGCCTTTCCTCAATATCGTCACCGCAGGGCGCGGAGGCTTCCTCGGCGCAGGCTACGGGGTCAAAAAGGGGCTGGAAGTGCGCAAATCTATTCGCACCAGCTCCGCAGTGCCACGAACGACAGTCGCGGGTATGTTGGCTAGGGTTTCGCCGAGAGCGGCTAAGAAGACGCTTCTAGGGGCTGTAAAGGACCGGTCTGGAATCGCGGCCACTGAGCTGGGATCTGATCGAGGAGCACTGGTCGCCGAATACGTAGGCCCGAAGTCGGTCGATGACCGTATCACGCGAGGCCCGGATCTGGGACTGGATGACACTCTGGGGACTGTAGAGGAGCTGACGGATGAGGCATTGTTCCAAGGCGTTGACGGAGACTTCTTCCTGAAAGAGGGAGCCGAAGCTGCCAGCCGGGATGCCCACCGAGGTCTTGATAAGGTCATGGAACGCGCTGCCGAGAATGGATCGGTGGATTACTCGAAGACAGTGTTCGGAGTCAATGAGCGGAACGAGCTGACAGCCAATTACCTGATACGGAATGTGGACGGCCAAGAGTTTGTCAGTCCTCGTCAAGCGTTCGAGTACATGGAAGATCACTTCCCGACCCAACGCCTTGACAACTTGCAGTTGCTCCGATTGAGTTCAAAGAATGATGACTACGTTCCTGTTGACCGGTTTGACAACCTCGATGCTCAAGGAGCCTACTTCTTGCAGGCTACCTTCGCCAGAGATGTCGCCGACTCAGGTACAGCCGCGAGTCTCTTCCGGGATGGTGTCAACCCTACCAGAAAGGTTCCGTTCACCAACCACTACCTCGCGAACATCGCGGATACGGCTGGCTCTTTTGATGAGGACCTTTCCGGTGCCCTGTCCCGACAGGCTCTGTCAGAATCCCGCATCAAGAGTATTGGTCAAAGGATCGAGAAACCTTTCACAAAGCTGAACGCCAAGAAACAAGGTCAAGTTAACGACGTATTGACGGAAGGTGAATCGGAGATGAAGTGGTACTCCGATCAGGAGCTTCGATCCAAGTTTGGTGACAAGCGCGAGCTGATTGACGGGTACAAAGCGGTTCGACGTTTCCGCGAGTGGGATATGGCTTTGGAAGAGGCCGGTATTCGCCGCAGTCTCGTAGGTCAAGGATACCGGTACTTGGATGGTGGAGGCGATGCTTCCATTGTTCGTAGGACAACAGAACAGCTTGACGAGGTGTGGGACTCGAAGACAAAGAGCTTCCGGGCACCTCTGGAGACAGATCATAATTACGAGCTGCTCCGACCCAAGCGAGTTTGTCGTTACTCACATTGCGCGTCCTCTGGATGGCCCGGTGCCGAGAGACATACCTACCCACTTCATCGCGAGAACTCCGGGTGATCTGGGGAAGCACGTCAACACAAA